TTCTGAAACTGAATCTGAAAAAATTGCTAGATTAGGTGCAAGGCCTACGTCTTATTCTTCTTAGGAGGGAGAATAAATGGCAAACTACGAAGCAACTAGATATGATTTTGATGGTGCTAACCTTTCAGGTATTGAAGGAATTCCTACAGCCACAATTATACCTTGGTCAGATTCTTCTGTTCCAACAGGTTTCTTAGAATGCAATGGAGCTGCAGTATCTAGATCAACTTATTCTGCCTTATTTGCGATCGTAGGTACAACTTACGGAGTTGGAGATGGTTCATCAACATTTAATGTACCAGACTTACAAGATAATGTTCCAGTTGGAAAATCTAACAATAAAGCGGTAGGTTCAACCGGAGGAGCAAATACGGTAACTAAAACTGGAAATGTTGCAGGTTCAACTGCTAATGCTACTTTATCTACAGCGCAACTTGCTTCTCATACTCACCCTAGTGGACTAACTCTTTCTCCAAATCCCGATGGAGGAACGAGAGCTGGTGGACTTTTACAAGGAAAAAATATAGTGAACACAGGCAGCACCGGTTCTGGTGATGGTCATGCGCACAATATGAGTGCAAATTTTACAGGTGATGCAACTTCAGTTCTTCAACCTTATTTAACAATACTTTATATAATAAAAACTTAATATGTCTAATTACGAAGCAACTAAATATGATTTTAATGGAGCAAACCTTACAGATATCGAAGGTATTCCAACAGCAACTATAATACCATGGTCTTCTGCTTCAGTGCCATCAGGATTTTTAGAATGTAACGGAGCAGCTGTTTCAAGATCTACTTATTCAGCTTTATTTGCGATTATAAGTACAACCTATGGAGTTGGAGACGGTGCATCTACTTTTAATCTACCAAATTTATCTGATAATGTAATTGTTAGTAAATCCAACAATAAAAATTTGGCTTCAACTGGAGGAGCTAACACTGTAGCAGCGACTGGAAATATTGGAGGAGCTACAGGGAACCACAGTGTATCCACTTCTGAACTTGCTTCTCACTCTCATAATCAAGGTGGTGGCGGTGGAGCTACTATAATTCAAGGTAGTTTACCTAAACCAAGAACTACTACTACAGGAAGTACCGGCTCTGGAAGTGCTCACTCTCATAACATGAGTGCGAACTTTACTGGAGATGCGACTTCAGTTTTACAACCTTATTTAACCGTGTTATATATTATTAAAACTTAGTATTATGTCAAATTACGAAGCAACTAAATACGATTACACTGGAGCTAATCTCACTGGAATTGAAGGAATTCCTACAGCAACTATTGTGCCATGGTCTTCTTCATCAATTCCATCAGGATTTTTAGAGTGTAATGGAGCAGCAGTTTCAAGATCTACTTACTCTGCATTATTTGCAATCATAGGCACTACTTACGGAACTGGAGATGGTGCATCTACTTTTAATGTTCCAGATTTACAAGACAACGTAACAGTTGGAAAATCAAATAACAAAGCTTTGGCTTCAACGGGTGGTGCAAATACGGTTCAATCGACAGGTAACATTGGCGGATCAACAGCGAATGCTACTTTATCCACAGCGCAACTTGCTTCTCACTCTCATCCTCAAGGAGGAGCTAATGAAACTCACTCGGACCCTGGAGGAAGAGGTGCTTCATCTATAGGTAACACTGGAAACACAGGTAGTGGTTCAGGACATTCTCATAATCTAAGTGCAAACTTTACTGGAGATGCCACTTCAGTTGTGCAACCTTATCTAACAGCAGTTTATATTATAAAAACTTAATTACACAAAAATTTGAATAGTTTTTCTAGGTATAAGGGGATTCATTATAGGGGCAACTTTATGATCAAACGGAGATTTTATAATAACAATAGAGTTTCCTACTAAAGGAATAAAACCTTTAGAATATGTATCTTTAAATAATAATTCTCCTCCGAATAAATCATTCCACCTATGATTTATATAATAAGTAATTCCATATTGATGTGTTTCATCATTATGCCAATTAATACCAGATCCATCAGTCATTGAATGAATTACAGGATTAAATTTATTTATTTTTACTCTATGAAAAGGATTATTTTCTAATAATATTTTAATTTTTTGAAGTGGTTCATAATCTGTTTTTAAATCTGTTCTTTTGACAAATTTTTTGTAACCATACTTTAAATCTTTATGCCATTTATTTTTAGTAGATTTTAAATTAATTAATTTACTTTTAAAAACATCGTAATGAATTTTTTTGTATGTAGAGTAATTTAAAAAATTTTGAATATAATAAAGTTTATTTGGTATTTGATATACTAATTTCATGAATGTAAAAAACAGTTAATAGAATATCTAGCTCCTTTTGTTATTGGTTCAGTTCCATGAATCCAAATGGGTTCTGCAGGAAATATCATAGCATCTCCTGTTTTAAAAGAATGTTTTATTTGACCATTAAAAAATCTAAACTCTCCACCTTCATAATCTTCATTTAAATTTAATGTACAAGAAGCTCTTATTGAACCATTAACATCACAATGATCTTTTATAAATTGTCCTTTGTCATATTTTAAAATACGCACATTGTGTGAGTTTGCTATTAAATTATTAGTAAATGTTGGACATATTGTTTTTTGAATATGTAAGACATAATTAGTTATCATTATTGATATATATTTTTTAGCTAAATTTAAAGGTTGTATAAAATTTTTATCTTCTAAAGATAGTTTAGTTAAATTAATACATTTAAAATTATCTTCTTCATGTTCTTTGGTTTCATATTTATAACTAGATTCTGTATCAGCATATTTAGAATTATTTTCATAAACATCTATAAAATATTTACAAATATCTTTTGCTATTAAATTATCTACATGAAATTTAAGATCAGTAATTTTGTTATTAAAAGACACTTTATTTTTTTATTTTTTCTAAATTAAAAGCAAAGCAAATTCTTTTTTCCATTCTGTTTTCTGGTAAAACATAATGCAATAAATGATATGGAAATATTAAAAAATCAAAAAGGGTGGGTTTTATTTCAAAAGTATCTGAATCTCTTGCAAAATGAATATTGTTATTTTCACTAGAAAGATAAAATACTCCGGAATGAGTTACTTCATCTCCGGAATGAACGTGTGGTTTATTGTATGAATCGTCACCTAAAACATTTAACCATGAATGATAAATTTTTAAATTAAAATTAATACTTAAAAAAGTATTTAAATTATTTACTAATTCTTTTTTTCCATCAAAATCATCATGAAATTGAAATCCTTTTACACAAGATCTTTTAATAAAGTTTTCCTTTTTGTTGTAATTATTTTCTACAAATAAAATAATTTTTTTATGTAGACTAAGAGGTATAGGAAATTTACAATGTGTAACAGGCAACGCAAATAAACTATATGTGTTTATCATTATTTTAACATCATCCAAGAAGTTAATATGTATTTTTCACCTGATAAAGGTGGATTACCTCTATGTAAATAAGGAAAAGCAGCGGGCCAAATAACTATTCTACCTTTTTTAGGTTTTACTCTTTTTGAAAAATGTAAAAATT